CAGTGTCAAGTCCGTTAGAAACTACGATAGTTTGTCCAACTCTAATAGCACACTCTGCGTTATCACCATTTTATTCAGGTAAAGTAACAGTAAGAGTAGTACCTGTGCCACCAACTTCAACATCGTCATAAGACACATGTAATCTGTTTTGCTCAGACCAAATAACTTGATCAGAAGCCATTGGCATTTCAGCTCCTACCATTCTCAAGAAACCAGATAAAGTTCTGTTTCCGTATCTTTCTACTTCAGCTTCATAAAGCTCAGGTAGATATTGTTGTAAAAAAGTGCCTCCACCTGTTTCACTGTTAAATTCTAAATAATTAGAAGATAAAGTTACTTTGTCTTGAGAAGGCGCAATTGACGGAGGAAAAGCCCCGCCAGTGTCAAATTGACCCATGATTTTTAATTTTTAATTATCGTTTATTTTTATATCTTATTTTCAACTTAGAACTATCTGCGCCAGATACTGATTTTACCCTAATACCATTTATAAACGTGTCTCCACTAGGAACTGGCCTAGTGTCGTTAGTGATGTTTTTAGACTTAGCTATAACATCTCTAGTAGCGTCAGCTTTACCTTGTTCATAAAAATGGTTAGCAATAGAATCAACATTGTGAGCAGCATAAATGGCTTTATGATATTCGTTCAAATTAGATATTTTACCTTCTTTGTCCAAGAACCTCTTGAATATGTTGTCAATATCTTTTTGGTTATCAATAAACTCCTTAGTATTAGAATTAACTTTATAATTAAACCTTTTGTCTCCAACCGAAAACTCAAAACCTTTGAATTTATTCTGGAAAAAATCTTCAGTTCTTTTTAAAAATTGTCTTCTACTGTCTAAGGCCATCTCTTGATCCTTGTTGTATTGATTGAAAAAGTCAACTGCTTTTTGTTGCTCTTGAGTGACACCGGGTCTCGACTTGATCTCCGCGTAGTATTTGTCCTTCATGTTCTCCAAAAAGCCTTTGGCTTTAGCAATTTCTTCTTTATAAGCGAGTTTCTTTTTTCTAATCTCTCGCTCTTCATCCATCTCTTCATCATAGGAAAAACTATCTTCCATAATAAAGCTAATCTCCTCTTGATTAAGATGTGGTTTAGTCTGTTTATAATACTCGTTTAATAAAGTATTATCATCTACATTAGAATAGTCAGCGTTAATCCTAACATAATCTTCAACCGTTCCACCAGTTTCTTCCATAAATGAAACTAGTTTTTCTATATTTTCTGGTAATTGTCTTTCTTCAACTTTTGTTTCAATTACTTTTTCTTGAGTCTTTTCTTCTACAGCTTCTTCTTTTATTTCAGTTATTGGCGTTAACTTTTCTTCAACCTCTTCGGTAGGTTTTTCTTCTTCGTGTGTTGATCCCACTTCTTGCAATCCCACTTCGACCTCTTTCCCTTTCTCTTCTCCTTGCTCAGTAGACTGTAACACAATTTTCTCTGTGCTTGACTCTTGAACGGCATCTTCTTCTTTTTTACTTAAATCTATTTTAGAAACTTGTTCTTTGTTAACTAGTTTTTTAGGTCTACCTCTTTTTTTCTTAGGCATTTTAAATTCACCTTGCTCTAAAGAGCCATCACTAGCCTTTTTTATTTCTTCTTCTTTTGACATAATATAATATAATAATTAATAAAAATTATCTAGGCATAAATTGCTCTAGACCGAATCCATCAATGTTATCATTACCAGCGGATTCAAAGTTTTTAGGCAATGAGTCATTTTTTCTTTGATCAATTAATTGACTTTGTTGTGTAGCTTGTATTTTAGTTCTTTCATCTTTGCGATCTTCTATTTCTCTTTCTCTAGTTTTTTCCGCATCGACTCTAGCTTGTGCAAGCTGCATGTTATATTCAAATTCTCTCTGCATAAGTCTTTCTTTTATTTGAGCTTCCATTTCCATTTTTTGAGTCTCAAATTCTGACTTAGACTTTTCTATTTGAATTTTCTGTTCTGTTAATACTTGTTGCTTTTGAGTTTCAGCCATTGCTATTTGTTCAGCAGCCTGCGCTTGTGCTTGAGCTTGTGCCTGAGCTTGTGCTGCTTGAGCTTGTTGATCAGCTTCTCTCTTTTTCTTCTTTCTAAGTTTTAACATCTGATTAGCAAGCTTTAAATTAGTAACTTGCCTAATATCTATAACGTCATCTAAATCTATTTGTCCAGACTGTAGTGCTATTTGTATGTTTGCTTCTAACTGAGCTTTCTCTTCTTCATCTGGTTCTAGTTCTAAAAATATACCAAAGTCTGCTAGATGTAAAGATCCCATCTCCTGTAATGCTCCCACGGTATATCCAGTTAAAGAATTTTTTAATGCATCGCTAGTTAAAGAATATTCTAACATGTCAGATATTCTTAGCGAAACATTTTCACATGCTCTAAGTGTTAAATACAAACTAGCTTGTAACACGTGTCTGGTTGCTACATTTGAATTTGCTGCAGCTAACTTTTGTAAACCAACCAACGACTGCTTATCTGGTAATGTACCATCTCTAGCCTCGTTTAATCCGGTCACATCTCTTATCATTTTAAGGTAATACTCATAAGTCTGTATAAGAGCTTGTATTTTAGCCATACCATTAGACGTAGACAATTCTTGAATAGGCACTTTACCTGGATTCATGCCACCGTCTTGTGTCATTGATCTACCTACAATACTACCAGTTTGAAAGTACATATTTAATGCTTCAGCTGGATTATAGTTTGTGCCGTTACCTAAGTCAACTTCAGCTAAACCATCTACATCTACAAATACACCATCAGGAACTATCTTAGACAACACCTGTTGAAGTTTCAAGTGTGTTATTTGTATCATATCAGCAAAACCAGTTATTCTGCTTACAATTGATTCTATGCGTCCCTTATACATTCTAGGTGCACATATTTGATAGTTCATATTAACCTTAACTAAACTAGAGTTTGGCCTAACCATATTTTCTGACATACGCCAGTCTAACATCATATCATGACCTAATATCTTAGCGCCAGACCAAAGTGTTTCTATTGACCTAGAAACTCTATCAAAGTTAGGATTTTCAGGTGGTAAAAAAGTGTCTTGTTTTTCTAAAGACTTTTCTAAACCTGTAGGCGTTTGTTTTATTTTAAATACTTGGTTTGTATAACTTTTCCACTCAAAAAATAAAACTTGTACGGTGTCATCATTGTTTCTACCACTCCAGTTTCTAGTATAATTTTGATTACCTGGATATTTTTGTATTCTTTCTAAATCAGCAGGTGTTAAGTGTGGAAATAGTTTTTTAAGTTCTGTTATGTTTATAGCTTTTACTTCACCTACATAATATATATCTTCAAAGTTAGGATCTTCAGTATATGAATAAACTAAACAAGCAGGATCAACGTACTCTACAGTAACTCCTTCTGATTGATTAAAATTTGTTTTAACACAAGCAATACCTAATACGGTTAGATCGTGATTTAATCTTCTTCTAACTAAATCGTATTTATTATATTCTAATACTTGGTTTATAGCTTCTTCTTCTGCTATTTCTATAGACTGCTTGTAATTAAGCTGCATATGCAACTCTAATTCTTCTTGATTTTCAGGTAACGTTTCAGGATTGTCAGTATTATATAAATCTATACCTGTATTTTGTTTTATTGTTTCAATTAACTCTCTTGCTTGTACATCCCTCATTATAGATGAAGCATACTCAGTTCTTTGATTAGTAGATTCAGGATCTTGAGCAAATGCTTTTATATTGTAACTTCTTTGAGACATACCATTCACAACTATATCTACAAACTTAGGTATAACAGGTATAGGTTTCCAGTCTAAATTAAGATAAGATAAGTCACCATTTATAGATAATTCATCTTTGTACTTTTGTACAGACTGTTCTCCTCTAGCATATAATCTAAGTCTATGGAAATTGTTATAATTAGTGTTAAACCTATCATACCAACCCCTATCATTTCTAAACCACTCTCCTTCTATAGCTCTTGCGACTCGCAGGCCATACTCATAAGTAGCTTTCTCTGCATCAGGAACAACCTGATCTGGAAATGAACTGTTTGGATTACCTTGTAAAATATTCATTTATTCTTTTATTTTTGAAAGTACACCTGTGTTATCATATCTTCTTATGCCTAAATTAATTTTTTTAGTAGTTCTTTCAGCAACAGGTTTGTATAAATTTCTATTGCAAGCCATTAAAGCTAAACCAGAACTAATAGAAGCATCGTGTTTTGTTCTGTTATTAATATTGAATCCAGCCCAATCTTCTAATGTTTTTTGAAAGTACATATCACCGTAACCTTCTTCGTTTTGACCAATATATTTTTCAATATAAGTTTCAATAGCAGCTGCATGAGCTTGCTTAATATCTTCACTGGTGTTTGGTATACCACCAATTTCTTTTTCTGTTGGAGATAATCTATTCCATATTTTATCAGGCCTATTCATGCTAAAACCTCTGTAACCTCTTCTCTTTAAATAATACAATAGTCTAGGTTTGTTGTTTTCACATAGTATAGGCATGCCATAAAAAACACAAGCCATTAAAACATCTTCAAAAAATATTTCAGCTGTTTGTGGTCTAGATATATATTCTAAGAAAAAATGGTTAGGAGGTGCATCTTCCATGCTGTATTTAGTAACACCGTGCAAAGCACCATTAGATCCTTTACCATCAACAGTTCCTGATATATCATAAGAGTCACATCCAAAAGCTCCAATATGTTCATTACCAGGATGTTTGATACCATTCTTTATAATCACTCGATTTTGCAAATGTTTAGGTGGTACCCATGAAATTAAAAATCTACCATCTTTGTTAGGGCTAAAAATTACTCTGGTATCTTTTATACCATTAACCCACATAAAGCTTCCTCTTGTTACAGTTTTATTATTGTTTATTTCTTCGTTGTAATCTATTTGTTGATATATCTTCGTTAAGTTAAATAAACTATTTTTAGTTTCATCTCTAAAAGCATGTTGCTCTGTTCTTGGAAACTGCCTGTAATATTCGTTTAAACTGTCACTATCATGCTTTAGTCCTTCAACTTCGTTTTCCCAGTGTTCAATGACTCCTGTTTCAATTGGTACATTGTCAATTCCGAGGACTTTATTTTCTGGCGTAGTGAATACAGGTGATCCAAAAGTATCCATGAATCCTTCGTAGTTCCACTCCATAGGTATGAATAAACTATAGAGCCCAGAAGATGTTTGTCCGTTTCTATTTCTGTTTGTAACGTCTGAATTGTAGTAGAGTTTTTTGAAGTTGTCGCCACCTTTATCTAAAGCATTTGATGTTGAGCCCATCATACATTTACCTACAATTCTAGATCCTAGACGCAACGTAGTTTTTGTAACTCGCCAGTTGTTTAATATATTGTCAGGTCTTTCCCATTTACCACTTTCATCGTGCGCTAATAGCTTTAGCTTTTCACCATCGTAAGAGTTGTCACCTGTGTTTTTCCAGTCAATAGTTGTATCAAGTCCTTCTAACTCTAAAGACTTAATATTCTCTTCAAGTTTTCTTCTAGTAAGTTTCGATGCCGGAACGCGATATGCAAGTTCAGTTTTTGGCCTGTCCATACCATCCTGTATTGGCTTGAAGAAAAACGGATAGTTAACGGATATTGGTACAACTTTATCTGTAAACATTTTCTTTGCATCAGCTCCTGTTTTGGAGAGTATGCCAAATCTTGAATCACTTGAGATTGTTGCCAAGTTAACAAGTTCTGCTGATGACATAAAGCTAAATCCACTCCGTCTGTTTTTAAGGTAACACATTCCGTAACATCTCTTATCTGCTTTACAAGCTTCCCAGAATATAAAGAATAATCTATTTGCTTCTCTATAGTCGGGTGCACCAACATCGATTTTTGACCACTGCAAGTACATGTAATGAGTACCAGTAATATATACAGGATTGCCATTATTATAGAAATGAAAACCTTCTTCTCTTCGTTTAAATTCTTCATCTATGTAATCGTACCACTTTTCCTTAAAATCTAATGGGTATTCCTCCCAATCAAATCTTGTTTTTATTCTTTGTAATTCTTTTGGGTATTCAAACCTTTCCCAATATTGTTTCGCTTTATCTTCGCTTCGTTTATATGGTTCATCTGTTTTTGGTAAAGCAATACGGAGATTTTGTATTTCAATGACTGATCCAATAGTTCCGTTTTTACTTATACAAACAAAGTCATATTCATCATTATAACCATATTCCCATTTTTTTAACCTATTGTTTTTCTTTAATATTTTATCATTTATAACATCAGGTATTTCTCTCCAAAGTGTTTGTTCGTAACTCACTTGCTCCTCCCTTCAGCAAAACCTTTAAAACTTCTTTCTTCTTTCTTCTCTTTAACAACACCATTTAAAATGTTTTCTTCTTCTTCAATACGTTGTAGTATTTCAAAAGCATCCATAATACAAAGCTTTTTAGTTGCTGCAGCATTTTTAAGTCTGTCAGCTGATACATCATCTTCAGTATGTGTAATAATTTTCTCTTCAGCTACTTTAATTAACTCATCAACGGCTTTTCGCCCAGCTTGGATTATATTCTTCCTCGTTTCCTTTGTATTCATGGGTAACAGCTATATTATTAGATTTAAGACAATAGAGTCGTTCATTGTTTATCAAGAACTCAAATTTATAATGTGGTGTAAATATAACAAGATCTCCAGGTGTTAATCCTACGCGTTCTAAGGAACTATTAGAATATTTTAGTATTCCATAATATTCTCTTTCTTTAGCGTTCCTATATGCATCTATTTCTTTAATTGGTTTTACAAAACAATAATCTAAATGTGGTTTATTGTTGTACATATATATTTGATCAACATTACAAAAGTACAAATTATCTTTAAAATGCAAAGAAGAGTTTTTTTCTTCTCCCTTCATATTGTACCACCTTCTAAATAAATTATGATGAACGTAAACTTCGTCACCAGGTTTTATATCAGTATCAAAAGCTGCAGGAGTTTGAACTACTACAGCTTCTTTACTAATAAACTTATGATCTTCTATACTTGTGTTTACAATAAGTTCTTTGTCTCCTACTTTTTTAGTATTATTATACCTGTCATGTTTAGGTTTAATAATAAATTGATATAAACTTTTCACTAGTATTGTAAATCATACTCTACAGCTATTGCCATATTGCGATTAAATTTTTTCCAAGGTAATACTTCGTTGTTTTTAGTTATATATATTAAATATTCACCATCTCCTTTATCACCTATTATATCGCATATTGTATGACCACCGTAAACCTCTTGACCAATAGAATAATGCATTGCATCATTTTTGTAATCAGAACCAATACTAATTTTTCTTATAATATTAGACATGACCTACCGCAACCTCTTCTTCTTCTTTTTCAATCTCAGTAAAAGTGCCTGTTTCTAAGTCTATATTAATAGCACCATACTGTTCTTCTAATTCTTTTTTTGTTTTTTCAATATCAACATTTATAGTTGCTAAGTCATGTAATAAGGCGTGTTTTCTAGATTCTAACAAACCTATATTGTGTACAACCTCTGATAATGCTTGTTGTTGATCTTTAATTGTTGATAGTTGTTCTTCTGTTATTGTATTTGACATAATTAAATTTTAAATTGTTTTATATTGTTGGGTCAGGTTCTGACCATTCAGGCGTTGCTAATAAAGCTAACGCTTGTTCTTTATCTAAAGTCATTAATAGATCTACACGTCCGTTTGTAATCCAACTTGGTTCTACTTCGTAAGATAGCATAGCTTGAGTGTTTGCTAAGTTCCTAACCATTGTCTGAGAACTAGTTGTAGTTATTTGGCTGAAATCTATTAATGAAGTTTGGGTATCTATATCTATCACTATATATGTACTCATTTTTACTTATTTTTAGTTTATTGTTACTGCTTTTCTAGCATTATAATCCATATTAACACTAAAAGCGTTTGCTTTAGTTAACAAAGGAGCTCCACCTTTTAAAGAACCATCTATTATTCCAGCGTTAACATTGTTTCCTGTTGCACTTCCAAAACTACCAGGCATTAAGCCACTCATATTTGAAAGTGTAGCATTAGACATTATACCTTCTAATGTGTTGTTTTTAGAACATCTAGTGTGCCACTGTGTAGCATTAGCATTGTAAAAACTATTTCTACTATTAAGACTAAAACTATATTTTATATCGCTTAGTCTAGGAAGTTGTGAATAATCTCTTACAAATCCGTTATTGTAAACTTCTAATATTTCAGATGGACTTAAATCTACGTTCCAAGCTGTAACAGAAGAAATGTTACCATCATGACCATATAACCCACTGCTGTATCCACCTATAAGTAAATTACTAGCACCTTGATTTGGCTTTTGGTAATTTGCTGGTAAACTTGTTTGGTTTACTTGAACACCATCTAAATACACTATAAGTTTACCACCTATACCTGTTGATACTATAGTAAAATTAACCCATTTGTTTTGATACGCAGGCCAAAAATCCGCAGCAGGTACAGCTGTAAAAGAAAAATTAGATCCACCACCACCTTCATAATTATATTGATGCCATATTAAATTACCGCCATTGGCTTGTAATGCATATTTTAAATTAGCTTTATTTAAAAAATAAGAAACAGGAGATGGTAAAGTTTCAGTTCTAAACCACATGTTAACTGTATACGTGGAGTCTAACTTTAATGTATCTCCAGCACCTACATAACTTATAGATATTGGATCTGTTGGCTGGAAGTTAAATGAATATAAGTCTTCGCTATTGTAAGTAGTAAACAAATCACTTTTTACTAACGCGTCATTTGACAAACCAGAAGAAACACCATTTACAACACTTACGTTAAGTGGTTGAACGTTGTTTTTAGTTTGTCCAAGTAAACCTTTAGCGTTTCTAGGTGGAGAATGTGTAGTTTGTGAATCTAGTATGTTTAATTCTATATAAGCACCTAAAGTTGATGAACCATCACCAACGCCATAGTTTAACTGTTCGTTGCCAAAACTTTCTAAGTATATAGTTTGTGAAGTAATACCATCTGTTAGTTTTATAAACTCAGAAGTAGCATAAGATGAAGAACTATTGTATGTAAAACCTTTACATCTAAGTCTAACTGTATCACCCGCGGTTAATGAAATAGCTTGTATTTCAATGTAAGATGATCCTGAAAAATTAGTATTTGTTACTGTTGCAATGTTAGTCCAAGTACCAGACCCATTAATTTCATACTCATATTCTAGTTGAGTCGTACCTCCAGATCCTTGAGCAAAACCTTGTGCTTCAAAGACATGTGATCCAGTGCTTACTACATCAATACTAGGCCCTAGCCATGTTATGTAATTACTAGAGTCACCATTTAAATCAACCCAACGTAATTTAGAATTGCTACTAGTTGGAGCTGTTGAAGAATCTACTACCCACATACCATCATTGGATCCTGTATCTGGTGTACCTACTATTTCATATGACCATACAACATCATTCTCTGTATTGGCATTATCCATTTTATAACAAAACTCTAAAGAACCAATTTCTATAGTCTCTGGAGAGCTATATGGTGTACCATTATTCCAAAGTGTTTCCATATCAGAATCACTTATTATAGAACTCCAAAAACACATGTTAGACATATAACCTTCAAAGTTATGTAAAGTACTATATCTACCAAACTCTAATGGATTTGTTGCCCAACCAATACTTCCAGCACCTATACCTACAGCGCCAGCTTGTTTAACTCCATTAATATAAAACTGTAAATTACCTGAAGTTTTATCTATTGTAACACCTATATGGTTCCATTTATTTTGTTTAATAGTATCTGTTGACACATATTGTTTCCATGTAGAACTATTACCTGGTGATCCGTTTTGCACATACACACCCACAACTGAATCAGCTGCAGAAGGGCTATTTGGTGTCCATATTAAAATTCCGCTTCTTTGAGCTTGTGATATAGCGTCTATAAAATTACCACTTTCTCTGTATATCCAAAAAGATATACTAACTTCATCTGTGCTTGGAACAAAAGAGTTTTTAGCATACTGACTACCATTAAAATATAAACTACTAGAACTTTCAGATCTAGCATCTGGTATTAACCAATTACCAGTACCAAATGGATAGCTAACGTCCCAAACTGAGCTTGAATCAAACTTCCAGCAACCATAACAATCAGCTATCGTTGCTAAATCAGAATAAGGTTGTCCATTGTTGTATATTTGATTAACATCAGCTGTTTCAAGTTTTCTATTAAATATAGCTACGTGACTCAATAATCCAGTTAAAAATCTAATGCCGTTTCTTCCAGCAATGTAATTAATGAATTGATCTGTTGTCCAATTTATACTATTTACTGTATTATTTAATATACCATCTTTATAACCTTTAACTTGTTGAGCAGCCTTATCGTATGTTATAACAACATTGTGCCACTCATTGTCATAGAAATCATCTATTACCTTATAAAAAGTGCCATCATATATAAAAAGATTTTGGTTACCACCTGTACCATTTCCTGAAATATATTGATACATTAAATCAGTACCTTGACCGTATACAATTTGTCCGTAGTTTCCACCTGGTGCAGAACCTTTAAACCAAAACGTAATACTGGAATCCGGTGAACTTTCAGTTTCATTATCTAATGCTATTTGAGAACTAGAGAAAAAGTCAAATTCAAATACATCACCTGATTTGAAAACTTGATTTTGAGCATAATATGGATCGTTGGTAACGTCTCTTTCTCCAAGTGGCCAATATGCTACAGGAGATAAATTAACGTTTAAAACATTTGGTGGTACGCCTCCATTGTATAGTGCAGTAACTTGGTCTTCGTCGAGTCCATAATTAAAGCAAGATACTTGAGTTATTTGACAACCAGCGGCGTTACCGTTTCTGTTTTTACCTATTGCTCCAGAGTCTGTACCTGTATAACCTAATGAAGTACCTGTACCTGTTGTAGTCCATGGATCTTGATATTCAAAACCATTAAGATAAAGTTCTGGATTAGAAGCTATACCTCTATAAACAACAACTATATGCCACCATTGATTACCAAAAGTACCTATTGTACCTGTTAAAAAATTTTTTCTATTACTAGAGCCTGTACCAGTACCAGTTGAATATCCTACGTTTATTTTAGTATCATTAGCACCAAGTGATGACTCTGGGTTTAAACCTATCTGTAATCCACCATATGTAGAAGCTGTAGAACCATCATTCTGCCACAAACCGTTGAATTGAGTTAAGTCATTTGCTTTAATCCAAAGACTAACTGTAAAACCTTTGTCTACTAAATGATTATTATCAGGTTGAAGAACAGTACCACTTAAGTTTCCTAAATTTAAACTAGCACCACCAGCACTAACAAGGTCATTGTTAAAACTATAGTTACTAACATTTGATTTGTTAGCATTCTTTGGCATACGCCAAGATGTAGCTGTATAATTTGTTTCCATAATTAATCTCCCATTCTATACCAGACCTTAGGTGCGCCTGTTGATAACGTGTCAAGGTTTGCTGTTTTACCGCCAGACATTGCAGCATATATAACTTTAATAGTGTCTTCGTCTAACGCATAATCAAAAAGTGCTATTTCATCTAACATACCATCACAAGCTCTAGTTGTTGAAGAATCATCTTCACCTATTAAATGATATGGATAATTTGGCCACTCAAAACCAGGAGTGCCGGCGTTAGTAGCATTACCAGGTACAGCGTTATCAACATAACTTTTAATTTGGCGAGTAGCTCCATCATAAGTAAAAGCAACAAATTGCCAAGTACCCGCTGTGTGAGTTAAACCACTTGTGTTAGATCCACCTCTGCCTAACGAATCATTAAAAAGTATTCTCCAACTATTATTCTTTTGATAATACATTAAAAATCTAGGTATAACACCCCAATCAGCGAAAACAGTTTGATCAACAGTAGTCCTGTCTAAATTAGCCCAAAATGTTATTGAAAAACTTGTAGCTCCAGTCATTATATCAGTAGGTTGTATTATGAATTGACTTCTTGATGCTCTGTCAAAGTCAAAAGCAAACTCATTATCTATTTGCTCTACAGTAGGACCAGTAGGTCCACCACCTCCAGATTGACCAGGTAAATTTACCCTAGCAGGTATTACAGGTAATATCCCTATTTTCATTTAATATAATGCTAGTATGTCATTATCAGCTAGTGAACCTGAGCCAGGTGTAGCAGATGTAACTGCAGTAACTAATATAGGCATAAATGAACCAGCAGCTATGCCTTTAAATTGTAAAGATTTACCACTTTCCATTGTTACTGTAATTTCGTCCATAGCTTTACCTACATATATACAAGCTCCTCTACCAAAATCGTTAGCTGTTCCAGGTATATCAGCAGCATCGGCATTTAATGAAGTACCGGTAACCAAATTTAACCCATCGTGAGCAAAGACTCTAGTCTCTTTAGCTTGTCTCACTTGTATGCTTTTTCCCATTTTATTTTTATTTTTTATTTATGAATACTTTTTCAGCACCTCTACTTCCAAAGTATGCTACGTATACTGTTATTAATAATGTCTTTAGTAATTCGACCCAGGCGTTATCTACATCAAAAGCCATATGAAATGAATCTATTATAATTAATATAGTAGAGGCTAATGTCAGATATATGAGAGTTAAAGGTCTAGTATTTTTGGATAACCAAGAGTCTGATTTCATATCACTATCCCATCTAGCTGATATATCTTTCATCTCTTGTATGTCTTGATCTAATAATTTCAAAGCCGTTTCTTTATCTTTGGGCTCTAGTTTATTATCACTTGTAATTAAGTTTTTTACTATTCCTAATCCTCCTTGATCAGGTAAAAACTCTCCTACAGTGTCTAATAATGCAGGAGCTTTCTCTTTCAAGAAAACCCCTACTTTTGTTTCTTTAAATTTCTTTTTATTTTTTGCAGATTTCACAGTCTGGTTTTAAAGATAATAAAAACTCTCTAGCTGCAAAACCAAATGCAATACCAGAATAAAAAGGATGTGACTCTGCTATTAATGCCACACCTATCATAGCTATAGCCAAAGACTTAAACCATGATGAGTTAACTACTTTTATAACTTGTTTCATATACATTATTTATATTTTTTTATTTCCGATTTACGGTATTCTTCGGCGGACTTTTCCCACCAATGTTTTGGATTACCATCTTGATATTCACTACGTGGTGTTTTTTGCCATTTAGCGTAAGGACTTTTTCGATGATACATGTAGTTGTCATCATAATCAAGCAAACCATCTTTTATTTTATTAGCGTGGTCTTGCTCGTGCAACTCTACATTTTTTTGTTGAAATGGATCTTTTATGTTATCATTGATAGTTATAGTTCCATTTTTATTAGCTCTACCTAATACTCCATCTTCTTCTCTAACTCTGTAAACAGGTGTATACATTAACCTTAAATCAAAAGGTAAATTCATTTTATAAGACATTTAGCACCTCCATCTTCTTCTTGCTGCTTTACCTCTTTCACCTTTCCAACCTCTAGATCTAGCACAAAAAGATCTTCTTCTTGCAGCATCTTTTTTAGATGGATTTTTTTCAGTTACAGCTGTTTTTAACTTACTACCAGGATTTTTACGTCTATATTCCGCAACACCTTTTTTAGTCATTCCAGCACCTTCTTTAGTAGTTCTAAAGTTTCTTCCCTTACCTTTAGTAGTTTTTCTAGGTTCACCTTTTTTAGTAAAAGGATTATCGTGCTGTATAAACATTATTTTTTCTTTTTCTTCGGTACACAGTTAGGAACTTTTTTACCGCCTTTATTTTTCATGCCTATAGCGATATAACCCTTCCAACATGGGTTTTTCATTTTTTTGGCCATTGGACTATAACTACCCATACTATTTATTTTTTTTACGTTTAATTTCTTCATCCATTTGTTTACACCAGAACATAAGATCTTCCATTTTTTCTTCTAACTCTTCAATATGCTCAGTTTGCCATTTTTGTTTTAGATCATATTCTATTCTATCTATAACAGCTGGTGGTAAACTTTTAGCTTCTTCGATGTCTGATTGTAAAGTAAAATAAACTGTCATAAAACCTACGACACCTATTATTATACTTACAAACGTTTTTAAATCTATTTTAAATTCAGTAGATTCAGAGATTTTCATATTCAGCAGTAGCATTAAAAGATGGACAAGCTTTGTTCGCAAAGTCATTATGCGAATGTATTACAGCGTTAGGAAACATTGCTTTTAAAGTTCTAAG